GTGCCGCGGTCGCGTTGGACGCCGGGACGTACACGTTTGCGTTGCGTTGCACGAACGATGGCGGCAAGACCGGTGTCATCACGGATGCGTGGACGACGACCGAAGACGGGATCATCGACCAGGTGTTTATGTCGGGGCTCCCTGAGGACTTCCCAGGCGATACGCCTGGAGAATATGACTTTTTGTATGGCACATGGCTGGCGTTCCCGAACCCTGCGGGCGAGTGGTTCACGCCCGGTGAGATCGCCCGCATCCTGTTGGAAGAATGCCAGGCTCGCGGCGAACTGCTCGACGTCACCCTTGACTGCACCGACACCGAGGACGCCGACGGGACAGCGTGGGACAAGATCGAGTTCGAGTGCGACGCGACCGGCACCTACGCCGACGCGATCAACGCCCTCGAGGCGTCGTTCGTCGATGTGGGCATGTCGAACGACGGGCTCGTCCTGTCGCTCTACGTCAAGGACGGGCGGGGTGTTGCGACTGCGGTCAACGCGTCGGCGGCTGACCGGGAGATCCTGACCGACAAGTCGACGGTCGATTACGGCGAAATCGCAAACGACGTTTTGCTGGTGCATGACAAGGGCATGTACCTGTACGAGTCGCCGCTGTCGGTGCTGGCGTATGGGCGCCGGCCTGGCGGGTCGTTGCAGGTCGGGTCGATTGACGACCCGGCGATCTTGGATCAGATCGGCGCCGCCTACCTCGAGGGGCGCACGACACCGCCGGAGTCGAGAGTGGTGGAGGTTGCGCCGACGTTCAGTTTGGCGTGCGATCCCGGCGACACGATCACCGTCGAAGGTGACGTGGTGCGAGTGACGGAGATCGCGTACAGCTTGGATCAGTTGGACGGGCGGCTGCGTAAGGTGCCGGTGCTGTCAACTGCGTGGGAACAGAACCGCGAGCGTGCGATGCGGTCGGTCGAACGGCTGATCGCGACGTATGGCGAGTCGAAGGCGTCGGCGCAGATCATCGACACGGGCACTCAGATCCCGACGGGTGCGATCGAACCGGTTGAGTTGGAGTCGTGGTCCTGGACCGACCCGTCCGACCTCGATCCCGGCTGGTGGGACGTCGCGGAGGAGAACCCGCAGGCATGGCAACCGCACGTCGTCAAGAAAGCGTGCCGTGTCGTGGGCGTGATAGCGAAGGCTGACTGGGCCGAACCCGACGGCGCCGATGGTCTTGACCAGGTAACCACAGGCATCTCAGAGTTCCGGTTGATCGTGAACGGTCAGCCGTTGTGGAACAGCATCGCGTTCATCGCGACGTTGGACGAAACGAACACCGATGATCCGACTGATCCGACGATCGCCGGTATCCAGTATGTGCTGGGTGAGGGTCTACTCAAGCCGACGGACACGGTGTCGATCGCGCCGCAGCTCAACGGGAACCACACCAACGGGTCCGTGAGTATTTGGGCGGTCGAGGTGTGAACAAGTTGCCGGTGTTGGATCAGTGGATAGCTGTCCTCAACCTGCTGCTGGTGGGTGTGTCGGTGGTGTTCAACTGGTGGGCGGCACGGTCGGGTTTGTTCCGGTTTCGGACGGTTCACGCTGCGATCGCTGCGGTGTCGGCGATGTATGTGGTGCTGTATCTGTGGCTGCTCGGCTGGTTGTCCCCGATCGGCCTGTCGGCGCCGCTGGTCCCCGTGTGGAGCAGTGTCGGCCGTGGCATCAGTTTGGTTGCGTGGGTGGTGGTGTGGATCTGCCCTGCGTGCATGAGCATGAGGGCGACGCGTGAGTTGCACGCTGCGATCCGTGACCGCCAGGACGGCGGCACATGAACGGCATCGTGGTGGCCCTGTCTGCGGCTCTGGGTGGCCTGCTGACCGCGGTGGTGGCTGCGTTGGCGGCTCGGGGTCGGACTAGGTCGGAGGCGCAGCACATCGAGGCTCAGGCTGTCGATGTGATCTCGAGGGCGGCGGCGGATTTCGTGGAGCGGTCGCAGGCTCTCAGCTCGAAGAACGAGGCGAAGCTCGAAGGCAAGATCGCCGAGTTGGAATCGAAGGTCGACGAGTTGACCCGCATCGTGGTCGCACTCAGCGCGCAGTTGACGGCGGCGGGGATCACCCCGGTGACGCAGTCGGTTCCGCATGTCGACTGGAACGGGCCCTACGACGAGTGATGGAAGCGAACGCCGACCACATCGACTGCGGAGACGAGGACTGATGGCTACAGGTAGACAGTTGGTGCAGTTGGCGAACACGCAGGCGGGCGACCGCTATGTGTTCGGAGCCGAAGCACGACCGACCGATCCGAACCCGTCCCGCTGGGATTGTTCGGAGCTTGTCGAATGGGTCGCCGCCCGGTGTGGTGTGAACCCGCGGGTTCCTGACGGCGCCTACTACCAGTGGAAGCATTGTCGTGCGATCCCGGTGGCGCAGGCCGCTGGCATCCCTGGCGCACTGTTGTTCTTCGGTGACGGCACCGGCGTTGGGCGTAACGCGATCACGCACGTTGCGTTCAGTCGCGGTAACGGGACAACGATCGAGGCCCGCTCAAGCAAATACGGGACGGGTTCGTGGGCGATCGCTGGCAGGCCGTTCCGGTACGCCGGTTTGATCCCCGGCGTCGACTACTCCTCTGCTGCTCCTGTGGTGCCATCTCAGCCGTCAAACGTGTCGGCGGTCCAGTTGCAGCAGGTTGCCGCTGGGATCGCTCAGGCACGCACTCGGACGCTCAGGATCGGCGACAAGGGCGACGCCGTGAAGTGGCTGCAGGCGGGAATCAACAACATCTCGGGTCGCGGGCTTGCCGTCGATGGTGTGTTCGGGTTGGGCACGCTCGCCGCTGTCGAGGATCTGCAGCGGTGGTTCGGGTTGAAGGTCGACGGGATCGTCGGGCCCATGACGTGGAAGCTGCTGTACGGCTGATGCCCCGCCTGATAACGGCCCTGGACCCGCAGCCTCGTGTGCCGTCGATCCCGACAGTCACATGGTGGTCGCAGTTCCTGCCGCCGTGGCAGCAACGGATCACCGACCGCCTGGTCGACACCACTCGCACATCACAGCTCTCGGCGTTCGACGACCGGGTCCGCACGCGCGGCGGTGTGCCGTTGCAGCTCGCTGCGACGAACAGCACGACAACGACGTTGCACACCTCGGAGCCGCCGACGTGGACGAACCCTGTCCCGCAGGTCAGGTTGCCGCTCCAGGCCAAGGTGTGGGTCGAGCAGCGCACCTCGGACCACAACTGGTTCGCGGTCGACCCCGTGAAACAGCTCTACTACGAGGCGTCGTCGATGGGGCCGGCGTTGTCGTGGCTGCAGTCGCCGTGGCGTGCAGGTTCGATCAGGGTGTACGACCTGACGCGACGTTGGGATCAACAGCGACCGTCGATCACTGGGGGTGGCATCCCGATGTGGCCGATGGTGCCCCACCCCGACCAGCTCGCAGCCGGTGCCGGCGCCGTGCAACACGCCCTCCACTTCGTGGTCGACAACGGGTACTCGTCCGAGCCGTACATCGCGCCGGCACGCAAGAGCGACGGCCTACGGGTCGGTCACCCGCTGCGAGCCGGTGCCCGCCTAAGGCTCTCTGAGCAGGCGTGGCTGCGTCTCCAAGGGCAAGCCGACACACCCGAAGCTGCGGCTGTCGTGTGGGCGCTCGCCGTGTACGGGGCGATCGTGAACGACCGCACCTCGGACGTCGGGCACAACCTGCGTCTGCCGTCCGGTGTCACCCTCGACCTCGACATGAGGTTGACCGACTTCGAGGTGCTCGTCTAGTGGGATTGATCGACGAAGCGGTAGCGATCTCTGGGACTCCTGGCCCGCAGAGTTCGCGGATCGGTCGGATCATCGACTCGTTGTCGGGCAAGAAACGCGACGAGGTCATCGAACTGGTGTGGGATCACAGCGAGGTGACGTGCCGTGCCGCCGCCGAGGTGTTGACCCGCCACTTCGGTGAACAGGTCGGCGCGGTCACGACGTCGCAGGTGCAGGAGCACCGTAGGAAGCCTCGCCCGTGAGCCTCGCCGACGAAGCCGTAGCGTTGACGAAACCGCCTGCGCTTCCGAACCATCGCCGGCAACGCACCACGCCGCCGCGAGGTTGGGAACCAGGCGTCCGGTTCGACCCAGCGGCTGGTGCCGGTGAGGTCATCACCGAGCCGTTGCCGGCGGGCACTGAGCCGGACTGGTCGTACATCTTCGACCACTTCGGGCTCGAGCCGGAACGCTACGAGATCGTGCCGCCCGTCGAGATGCGGTCGTGGGAAGCGTGGGCCGACGGCGACAGCCATTGGCTCTACTACTACAAGGCCCGCTTCCAGCCCCGATTCACACACGTCGGCACGGTCGACCTGTCCGACCTCGTTGACGCCATCGGTAAGGATCGGCGTGCGTCGAAGCTGTCAGTCGGTGATAACGCTCTCGTTATCAACCTGTCGGATTGGCAGACCGGTAAGCGTGACGGCGACGGCACGTTGGGTCTGATCGGCCGGGTCCGTCAGGCGATCATTGACATGCGCGGCCGGGTGCGTGACCTGAAGCGTATGGGTATCCCGGTCGGTGTGATCTACGTCGCGGGGGTCGGCGACATGGTTGAGGGTTGCGACAACCACTACGCGATGCAGTGCTTCACCGTGGAGCTCAACCGGCGGGATCAGGTGAAACTGGCCCGCCGACTGTCAGCCGAAGTCATCCGTGCAGCGTCGAAGCTCGCTGAACGGGTCGTGGTTGTGGCGGTCGGCGGTAACCACGGCGAGAACCGTGCAAACGGTAAGGCGTTCACCGACTTCGCTGACAACGACGACGTAGCGATGTTTGAGCAGATCGCCGAAGCGTTCGCAGAGAACCCCGACGCCTACGGTCACGTCAGTTTCGTGATCCCGAACGACGAACTGACCGTCACGCTCGATGTGTGCGGCACGTTGGTGACATGGGCGCACGGCCACCAGTTCGGGGGTGGCGCCACTGCCGAGAAGAAAGCCAGGTCGTGGCTTGCCGACCAGGCTCTCGGCAAGCACGCCCCCGGCGACTGCGACCTACTCATCTCCGGTCACTACCACCACCTCTGCGTCGCCCAGTGGGGCGCTGTCGGGTGGGTTCAGGTGCCGGCGCTCGATGGCGGTTCGGACTGGTGGCGCAACAAGTCGGGCCAGCACTCACCGCCTGGTGTCTGCTCCCTCGTTGTCGGCCGTGACGTGTCTGCCGCCGGCTGGGCCCACCTCCACATGCTCGGCGAAACGACAGCCCCATGACCTCTTATTTCATTCCCCGCAACCCGAAGGAACCCACCATGTTCAACCGTGAACCCGCTCTCATCCTCGCTGCTGTCCAGGCATGTCTCGCTGTCGCGATCGGTTTCGGCCTTGATGTGTCTCCCGAACAGCTCGCCCTGATCCTCGCTGCGACCGCCGCAGTCCTCGGGCTCATCACCCGTAGCAAGGTTGAGCCGGTCTGATGACTGTTCGTTACGACGACACAGGACCGGAGGACGTGCCCTGGTTCGTCAAGCTCGGTGACCCGATCTCCAAGACGTGGCTCGTCACTGACGCGTCGACCGGGGCGGCGATCGACGTGTCCGGCGCGACGCTGACCGGTGCGATTCGTACCGCTGAGGATTCGACGCTCACCGCGACAGCGACGTTCACCATGTCGAAGCCGAGCGTGTCGGGCAGCAACGCGGTCAAGGCGTTGCTGTCAGCCGGCCTGCCGAACGCTGGGTCGTACTGGTGGGCGATCAAGGTGGCGATGGCTGACGGTGAGACGGTGTACCGCGGTCAGGGCACGATGATCGTCGAAGCGAAGGGCGTCTGATGGCTACGTTCACAGCATCGGGTGGTGTCCGGTTCACCGACACCGACGGCGGCGTCACGTTCGTCGCCGGCTACCAGACCGTCGGTGGCGGCGGTGGCGGCGGCGCAACGACACTCAACGGCTTGGATGATGTTGTCATCACTGCTGCGGCGTCGGGCGACATTCTGCGTCACAACGGCACCAACTGGGTCGACGTCGACGGAACAACAATCTTCGACGCCGCCGGCACTGCTGCATCGGCGGTCGCTGCCCTGTCGTCGGTGTACCAGCCGCTCGACTCCGACCTCACCGCCATCGCAGCACTGTCGACAACGTCCTACGGCCGAGCGTTCCTCGCGCTCGCTGATGCTGCCGCCGGTAGGACAGCGCTCGGCCTCGGCACCGCTGCCACGTCGGCGTCGGGCGACTTCCAGCCCATCGACTCGGACCTCACCGCCATCGCCGCACTGTCGACCACGTCCTACGGCCGAGCGTTCCTCGCCCTCGCTGATGCCGCGGCAGGACGCACCGCTCTCGGGCTCGGTGACGCCGCCACGAAGAACGTCGGCACCACCGCCGGCTCCGTCATGGCCGGCGACACAACAATCCCCGCCGCGTACACCGATGAACAGGTCCGCGACGTCATCGGCACCGCGCTGGTGGCCGGGTCGAATGTGACGATCACTCCGAACGACGGCGCCGACACGATCACGATCGCAGCGGCGTCGAGCGGCGGCCCGTTCGGTGGCGCGTCGACGTACTCGTCCGTGCAGAGCTACATGTTGCCGGGTGTCTACTTCACGGCGCTCGCCAACGCCGTCGCCCTCACAGCGAACCGCATCTGGTACGTCCCGTTCCTCATTAGGTCAGGCACCCTCACTGTCGACCGGATGCACTGCGAGGTCACCACGAACGTCGCTGCGACGAACCTCCGAATGGGTGTCTACTCGGCCGACACGACATGGCAGGCAACAGGCGCCGCCCTGATCGACGTGACCGCATCGAGCGCGACAACCGGATCGAAAAACGTCACCGTGTCGTCGGTGGCGCTCGCACCGGGCCGCTACCTCGCGTGCATCGTGTCCGACGGGGCGATCTCGGTTCGTTCCGCCGCAAGCATTCAGACGTGGGGCTCCGACCACGGCGGCAGCCAGGTGACCACACCGGGCTCGGCGCAGGTGTTGACCGCTCGCGCAGCGTCGCTCACCTACGGGGCGCTCCCGAACAGCGGGCCGGCGTGGACAATGGTGACCGCCACCGCAACACCCGCCGCAGCAGCCAACGAACCCGTACTGCTGCTGAGAGGAACGTTCTCATGAGAGTGCTCGCCACCGACATCGACATCAACGGTCAGGAGACAGCGGTTCGCTACGTCCCCGACGGCGACACGACCATCTGGGAACGCATCCTCGACGCAGGCCAGGTCGTGTCGGACACCGACACCGGCATCGAAGCGCCACCCGTCGAGACGTTCGCCGACCCGCTCGAGGACATCGCCGCCGAACTCCCCGCAGCCACGTTGGAAGAGGTCAACGCGCTGCTCGCCCAGGTGCTCTCAACCCTCGGAGGGAACTGATGGCAGTCGACCGCAAGGAAGCCAAGCGCGCGAAGCTCGCCGCCCTCATCCAACAGGTGTACGCGCAGATCGACGAATGGCGCACCACCGACATCCCCGCCATCCAGACGGAGATCGACACGCTCGTCGCTGTCGCCAACCGCACCGCCGTCCAGAACGTCGACCTGCGCTCGCTTCGCCGCGACCTCAAGATCGTCCGCTTCGCGCTCCGTCTCGGCAGGGTCGTACTGCTCGTCGCCGGCCAGGCCCGCGACGAAGACATCAACGGCACCGACTAGCCGATGGCGCTCGACCCGCAGGTCATGCTCGGCCGCGTCAACGTCACCGCAGCGACCGGCAGCTCCGCGACGGTCACAGCGGGCAACGGGCCCGGCAACGCCGCTGCGTTCCCCGACTCCGGCAGCGACCTCCAGGTCGGCGACGATCTGTGGGCTGTCGTGTTCACGCAATACACCCCGGCCCAGCTCTACTTCACGTTCCCCGCCGGGTGGACGATGACCGACCGCGTCACCACCGTCGACCGTGGACGTTTCGAGTTGTGGCACTTCGGGGCCAGCGTGAGCGATCTTGCCGCGTTCACACTTACCGTGTCGTCCACAAAGGTCGGGTCGCTAGCGCAGAACTGGGGGCTTATCACCTTCGCGTTCAGGTCGAGGCTTGTCGACGGCCCCGACACGCAGACCTACCCCGGCGTCGCATCAGGGTCGACCGGGCCGACCGAAGGCGCAGAGATCGCCGGCACCGCCGTCCTGTTCGGCGTGAACTTCGGCCGGCGCGGTACCGGCGGCGGTGTCGCGACGGCCAACGGGTGGACAAGCCTCGGTGGCTCGAGTGGTTCAGGTGTCCAGGGCGGCACGTTGTTCCTCGCCAAGCAAACCGCCGACGGCACGACACTGCCCACCTTCGACCGGTTCAGCGGCGACTCTTCGTCGGTCGACTACGGATGGGCGATCTTCGCCGTCGACGTGCGCGCCGGTCGCCGCGGGCTCGGCCTGGTCCGATAAACACGTTCCCCCGACAGGGCACACGACGACAGCCCCCCGCCCTCAACAGGGTGGGGGGTTGTTGTCGTTTCAGGGGTCAACGAGTTGCCGTAGTTCTTCGGCCTCCGAGCGGCGCAGATACCGCTCGGTCGACGTCAACGATGCGTGCCGCAACACCGCCTGCACCTGGCGGATGTTGCCCCGTTGCAGCAGTTCGGTGGCACAAGTGCGTCGGAGGGCGTGGGCGCCGATCCCGTCGAACCTGTCCCGTTTCAGGTTGGCGTCACGCAACCATGCGCCGACCATCTCCGAGATGCACTGCGCCGACATCGCCCGCGACGGGCTGGTGTACGTCCTGAAGAGTGGACCGGCGGGCGCAGGGTTGCGGGCGAGATACTTCGTGACCGCGACCGCGCACGCTTTCGGGAGCGGGAGTAGGTCGACGTGCCCGCCCTTGCCGGTCACCGTGATCGTGCCGCCACGGGTGTCGACGTCGGCCACCTGAAGCTGCGACACATCCACACAGCGCAGGCCGAGTCGGAGCATGAGTTCCACGATCGCCTCAGCCCGATAATCGGGCAGGACATGCCGCAACGCAGCCACATCCGCATCGGACAGGGTCGCAGGCATCCTCCGTGGCTCGCGTGGCACGGGTATCCCGGCCAGCGGGTCGCCGTCGAGCAGGCCGACGTGTCGGCACCAGCGCAGAAAGTTCGCCACCGTCGACCGCCTACTGCGCGCCGACGAAGCGGCGAGGTGTTGCCGTGTCGCCCACCACCTCTCCGCATCGTCATGGTCAAGGTCGCGAACCAGCCGGTCGACACCGACCACATCTGCGAACTGCCCCAACGTGTAGGTCGAGTGCTTCATCGTCCCGTGAGCCCATCGGCGCGTGGCGACGTAGCTCCCGACGGCCTCTCCAACCGTCGTGTTCATGGCCCGGTTTTGTAGTGAACCCGGTTCGTGTCTGCAAACCGGGATCATGCTGCTGCCGGTCGAGTGCTGGCGACGTGGGGTGAGTCATCGTTGCCGTAGGAGCCGCCCACCCACGACAACTGCGTATATCGCCCGTCCGGTGGCGGATCTTGGCCGTAGGTACATCCAAACATACTGGTGGCGATCCACGCATCCCGCAGGGTTTCGGGGTCGTGGTCGCAGATCACGGCCCACGCCTGGGCGTCCTTCCACTTCGGCAACGCGACGTCGGACTCGTACCTGATGATGCTGGTGCGTCCGATCTCGAGGTACTTGGCGAGCTGTGTCTGACTGAACCCGGCGCGCTCTCGCATCAGCTTGAGCGTTTCGCCGAGGGTGAGTTCCACGGTGATGGTCATGTCCCCCATGATGACCGCTCGTCCAACGTAAGACAAGAGGGTCGGTGGCCCATGTTCTGAACCGGACTCCGAACGACAGTCGTGTCGTTTGGACAAAAGTTCCAGATTGACCCTTGACACATCGTTGGACATCGCTCAGAGTGTCTGCATGTCCAACGATGAACTTCTGTTCACCGCCGACGTGGCAACCAGATGCGGCGTCACCGCCCGCACCGTCAACCGCTGGGTCCGCGAAGGCAAGCTCACACCCGTCGCACAAGCACCTGGCCCCAAGGGCGCCCGCATGTTCGCCGCCGCCGACCTCGAAGCGGTGACGTCATGAGGGCCGCGGAACGTGCCGTCATCTACCTGATGGCCGCGACCCTCGGTGTCGCCCTCGGCTGGTGGCTCGCCTACACGATCGGGTTCACGCTGTGACCGGCCAGACGTTCTGGATCTGGGTCGTCATCTGTCTCGCCGGCTGGGTCGCTGCGGTGTGGCTCCTCGCCGCATGGAACGACCACAGCGACCAGCTCGAGTCCTACCGCTTCCCGTACCGCGAGGACGACGAGGTGGATCGGTGACCCCCGGCGTGCACCTCGCACTGTCGATCGCCGTCCTGTTCGGCATCGGCACGTTGATCTTCGCGCTCGTCACCGCCCCGAAGGGTGAGCAGCGGGCACGCCGCCAGCATCCGTCGTGGCCGCACAACACGCCGCCACACCCCCGCCGCAAGCCCTAACAGATCGTCGTCGGCGCTCCCCCACACCCTCCTCTCCCCCGTGGGGTTGAGCGCCGACGGCAACCCCACACCACCACACCCACCGGAGACAACCACCCATGCCCACCATCGCTTGCGTCACATCCGTGACCCCCGACCTCGTCCAAGTCGTCAACGACGGCAACGGCATCCACATCACCATCGACCAGCTCGCCGTCTGGCCCGAAGGCGTCACCCAAGCCGAACAGCTCCACAACCTCGCCATGATCGCAGGGAAGCTCCTCAACGCCCACGACGCCATCGCCGCACAACAGAAGCTCTTCGGCCAGGTGACGCCGTGACGTTGGTCGACATCGAAGCACCCACCGAGGTGCGCCGGGACCGTTGGGGCAGATACCTCGTCCGGCCGATCGACGGCCCGAAGCCGGTCGGCTACCAGCGTGCCACCACCCTCAAATCCATGATCGAGGACACGTCGAACCTCACCGGGTGGGCGTGCCGCATGACATTGATCGGCGCAGCAGCCCGCCAGGACATCATCGCCTCCGCGCTCGCAGCCGGTGACGACCGCAAGAAGCTGAACGGGCTGGTCGAACAGGCGAAGGAAGCGGGGGGCGCCACGATCCGCCGCGACCTCGGCACCGCCGTTCACAAGTTCCTCGAGCTCAAGTGCGCCGACTCCTGGTATCAGGTGCCGGAGCCCTACGCCGACGACGTGCAAGCAATCCTCGACGCCATCGACGGCGCAGAGATGGACGTGGTTGTCGAGTTCTCCGAGAAGATCCTCGTCGTCGACTCCATCGGTGTCGCCGGCATGTGCGACCTCGTCCTCCGCGACCGCACGACGGGCGAACTGTTCGTCGCCGACCTCAAAACCGGCTCAAGCGTCAAGTACGGGGTGCTCGGGTTCTGCTGCCAGCTCACCACCTACGCGCTCGCCGACAACATCTACATCCAAGGCGCCAACCCCGACGGCAGCGACGACCAGCGGCTCCCCGCACCTGACGTGTCGCGCACACGCGGGATCATCATCCACTGCCAGCCCGGCTCCGGGCACGCCGACCTCTACTGGCTCACCCTCGACACCAAGGTTGTCGACCTCGCCGTCGCAGTGCGCGAGGTTCGCAAGGTCAAGGATCTGCTCAACAAGTTCGAGGGCGGCGGCACCGGCACGGCACTCCCTGCCGCCGCCCCCGTCACGTCCCCTGCCGGGTCCGTCTCCTCCCCGGCGGGGGACATCAACGAAGAGCTGTCGCAGTTCGACGGCGAGGACATCCCCGCATCCGTCGAGTCAGCCATCCACCACCAGGCCGACGTGGCGTGGCTCATCAACCGCACCACCAGCCTCGTCGCAGCCACCTCCAAGCAGCATGTGGCTCAGGTGTGGCCGGTCGACATCGCCCGACCCGGCGACATCAAGGCAGGCACCGCCACCTGGGACGCGGGTGACATCGACGTCATCGCCATCGCCCTCGACGCCCTCGAAGCAAAGAACGACCTCCCGTTCGGCGACCCACGCCCATCCATCGCCGCCGACCAAGCGGCACGCTTCGACGCCGCCATCACCGCCGACCGCACACCGCCACCACGACTCACACCGGCACCCGACGACGACGGCCCCGCACCCGACGACTACGTCACCGAGTTGAAGCGGCTCGCCGGTGAGATGCAGCAGTCACCTGACGCTGATGTGCGGGCACGCATCGCTCGGGCGCAACTGTGGCAACGCGACGCCAACCGGGCCGACGTCCCCTGGCGCACCGGGCTCGGCCCCGGCGGCAGCACACCGATGCGGGTGTGGGCCATCGGCCGCGCCGCCATCGCCTGCACCCACCTCGTCGACCCCACCGCCGACGACCCCGACGCCGCTGTCCGAGCCCTGCTTGAGACGCAACTCGGTGACCTCGCCGCACAGCCCGTGTTCAAGGTCGGCGCACTGTTCGGCGCCCTCACCACCGACCAGGCCGTCACGGTCTGGGACATGGCCGGAGACACCAAATGAGGTGGGACGCAGACGCACCAGACAAGGACCAGCTGCGCGCTTGGAGGATTAGGGGCCAGGTCAACGAGTACCGCTGCGGCGCAATCACCTCAACAGGAGAACGGTGCACCAAGTTCGCTGGGGCGATCGTCGGCTGCGTCCCGGTGTGCCACCTCCACCTCGAGCCCGTTCTGGTCGCGTCCCCCTTCCACGAGGAAGGTCGCTTTCTGATCCGCAAGTTGTACGAAGAGGCCAACGAACTGTCACGTCGAGCCGAAGCGGACCGCAGGGACGTTCGTCTACTCCAAGCGAAAAAGTCGAAGCTCAAATCTGAGGTCGAGAAGCTGCGGAAGATGGCGCGTGAGCGCCGGCCGATCGCCAAGCAGTCGCGCTCTTTCATCATCGCCAGAGATGAGCAGACGTGCACCTACTGCCGTCGTGAGGGACTAGAGACACGCGACCCAGACGGCAAGTACTGGCACATCGACCACGACATCCCCGTATGTCGCGGCGGCACGAACAAGGAATCAAACCTCGTGCTCGCCTGCGCCGCCTGCAACCTCGCCAAGCGCGACAGGACCGGCGACGAATTCCGCTCCCTCCTAGCAACCCCAACACCAACAACAACAGACAAGGAACAACACACACATGACTGACTACGAAGACATCGCAGGCGGCGGATCGTTCGCCAAGTTCGACGACATCGGCGACAAAGTCGAAGGCACCGTCATCAGCGCCACGATCGACGGGGCAACCGATTTCGACGGCAACCCCGTCCCCGGCATCGACATCGACACCACCGACGGCATCACCACCGTCACATGCTCCAACGCCAGCCTCAAGCGCAAGGCATCCACCGCCATCAGCCAGGGCAAGCTCGTCCGGGGCTGCCAGATCCTCGTCGAACTCGTCGGGTTCTACGAGACGAACAAGGGCAGCAAGGGCAAGGACTTCCGGCTCGCTGTCGCACCCCCCGCCCTCGTCGACATCGACGACACGACGGGCTTCTGATGGGCGATACCACCCGAACCACAGACACCACGCCTGTGGTTCGGGTGTGCCCACTCTGCGGCGGCACCGGCAGGCGCCGCATCCGACGACCCGGCACACCACGCCGCACCACCACGCTCGTTGATTGCCGCTGCACCGGCGTCAAGGACACCAAGTGAGGGTTCTGTCGCTGTTCAGCGGTGCTGGTGGCATGGACCTCGGCCTGGCGAACGCCGGCATGACCCACGTCGGCATGTGCGAGATCGACCCGACCGCTCGCGCAGTGCTCGCACGCCACTGGCCCGACGTACCCATCTGGGAGGACGTAACCCAGCTCACTGCGGACATGGTGCGCGAGCAGTGCGGTCACGTCGACATGGTCGCTGGTGGGTTCCCGTGCCAGGACTTGAGTGTCGCTGGCCGCAGGGCTGGGCTCGCTGGCGGACGGTCTGGGTTGTTCTGGGACGCCCTGCGAATCGCTGCTGACCTCGGCGCCGAGTACCTGCTGCTTGAGAACGTCGTTGGCTTGCTGTCGAGCAATGACGGCGAGGACTTTCGGACCGTTCTTGATGCTGTGCAGGAGGCCGGGTACATAGCGGACCCGAATCTTTACGATGCTAGATTCTTCGGAGTAGCCCAACGCCGCAGAAGGATCTTCATCACATGCCGCCTCGCAACAGCAACCGTGAACGAATCGACGCCGAGATCCTGGCTGACGATGGGACAAGTCCTCGTCGAGTGCTGGCTGCTCGCCTTGGGGTCAGTGAGAGGTACGTCAGCAAGCGCGCCACCGCCCTGGGACTCAGCGCCCGCCTGCGTCGATGGACTGACGCGGAGGATGAAGCTCTTCGGACTGGGAACGCCCGAGGCGCCGAACTTCGCGAAGTGGCTGGACAGATTGGCCGACGCCCATCCGAGTGCAGCGACCGATGGCGACGAATCTCAGACGTCGGCTGGCGACAGGCACAGGGGTACAAGCTCACAGCCGACGGACGCGACGTCATCCGGTACGACACCGACCGTGACGGCAGACGCACCGTCAGGGTTCTGGCCCACCGGGCAGCAATGGAGGACGTTCTTGGACGACCTCTCCGCACTGGTGAAGTTGTCCACCACATCGACTGCAACAAGCGAAACAACAGAGCGAGCAATCTGCACCTCTTCGGTGACGTTGCCTCTCATCTGCGAAGCCATCGCAGCCTTGACGCCCTTGTGCCCGGACTGCTGGCAGCCGGCGTCATCAGCTTCAACAGCGAACAAGGTGTGTACGAACTATGCGATCAAAGCCAGTGGAGAACTCACTAGCTACATGGACTGGGTTCACGACGTCGATCACGTCCTGGCCCGATCCCAACGAGCAGACGACGCTCTCCGAAGTGCTCGAGGACAATGTCGACCCGAGGTACTTCTTGAGCCCGAAGGCGTGCGCGGGAATCCTTCGCCGAGCCGAGAAACGGGGGAGGCCCCTGCCGGCCGCGTTGCATTCGGCGCTGTCGGCGAGGTGTGCGGCAGCCTGACCACCGCGTTCGACGCGAAGAACTACGGCAACCTTCAGGAAGTCCACAGCGGCTCCGTCGTCGCCGTGTCTGACGCCGCCGTTCTCACCGCTGCGTACCCGCTCGCAATGCGCGGCCGTGCCGACGGTGCCGAACTGGAGATGGGCGAACCAGACACGGCCAACGCAGTTCGCACACCCGGTGGCGGCTCATCGTTGCAGTCGGTCCTCACCCCCGACCTGGCTGTGCGTCGGCTCACCCCCACCGAATGCGAACGACTCATGGGCTGGCCCGACGGCTGGACCGCCCTTCGCGCCGACGGCACCGCGATCGCCGACGGACCCAGATATCGAATGTGCGGCAACGGGGTCGTCGCACCCGTCGCCCAATGGATCGCCAACCGAATGCTCACCGTTCCCGCAGTCAAGAACACCGAACCCGACAAGGACACCCCATGACCACACCTGACCAGCTCGCCGACGACGGCAACAACGCCATCGACCACATCATCGAAGTCAACGGCTCCCTCTACGTCAGCGTCGACAAGCAGATCGCCACCATGCGATCCGCCGCCGACGCCCTCGCATCCGGCGCCAGCGCACTCTTCACCGCCAAGACCGCACACGCCCAACAGTCAGCCGTCGCCCACGACGACCTCGCCGACACGTTCAACATGGTCCGCGACCTCGAGGTGGCCGACACCTGGCAGCCACGCTTCCCCGGCGACACCCGCCCCGGCACCATCAGGTGGGGCTGCGGCGGCGGCAACAGCAGCAGCCGTGTCCTTGAGCATGAGGCGGCTGCCGGCCGACCGATGGGTGTGTGGCGCCTCTTCTATCAGATGTCGCAAAGTGCAGACGCTGTCGCGAAGTGCAAGGAAGCGATCGACAACGGCAGGGTGCCGTGGCTGTCGATGAAGCCCGGCACCTCATGGCAGAACGTCGCCAACGGCAACATCGACGCAGCGTTGCAGAACCTGTTCAACCGCCTCGACGCACTCGGCGGCCCCGTCTGGATGACGATGCATCACGAGCCCGAGGGTGGAGGCGGCACCAACAGCCCCGACGACCCCGGCGGCGCACCCGCATGGCGCGCAATGCAGTCACGCATCCGCCAGGTGCTCGGCGCCAAAGGCACCACCAACATCGCGCTACTCCCCTGCCTCATGGGATACACCTGGTCCACCGGCAGCGGTCGCAACCCCGACGACTGGTGGGTCGACGACATCTTCGACGCCTACGGCTTCGACATCTACCAGTCCACCGAATCAGGACCGGCACCCACCCGCAACGCGTCATGGACCCGCGCCGTCGCATGGTGCAACGACCGCAACATCCCGATGGCGATCGGCGAACTCGGCAACCGCGGCAACGACACCACCGCCGGCAACGAACTGCGCGAGGTGTATGAGTCGCTGCTCACCGTCGACTGCGTCGGCTCCGCCTACTTCGACACGGCGTTGAACTCCGGGCCGGCGCCGTACACCCTCACCGGCGCTCCGTTGGCCGTGTTCCGCGAACTGATGGCCGACCCCCGCAGCGTCACCCTGCCGTGAGCCTGTCGATCTCGTTCGAGCCGCCCTGCAAGACGCTGACCATGAACCAGCGGCTGCACCGCATGGCCGAAGCAGCACTCGTCAAGCAGTGGCGACAAGCAGCCTGCCAAGCAGCACTCGACGCCGAACTCCACATCTACGTCCCGATGCGCGTCACCGTCACCATCCCCGTCAAAGGCAACCGGCGCCGCGACCCCCTCAACTGGGCCAGCACCGTCAAACCCATCCTCGACGGCATCACCGACTCAGGCGCCTGGCCCGACGACGACAGCCGCTGGGTCACCTCAACCGAACCCATCCTCCAGGTCAACGGCGACCTCGTTGTAGTCCACATGGAACCACGCACATGAGCTCACCGAACCCCGGCTTCTCCCACCCCGACGCCAACTGCAAAGGCGTTGATCCCGAACTGTTCTTCCCCGAACACGCATCCAACGGGAAAGACGTCGACCGGGCCATCAACATCTGCCGAGCCTGCCCCACCGAGTGTCGTGAAGCCTGTCTCGAACATGCGATCACCTGGCGCGAAGCCGGCATCTGGGGCGCCACCACCGGACGCCAACGACGCACCATGCGAACCAAACGCACCCGCGACATCCCACCCGACCTCAGACACCGACCCGGCTGCGCCGACCACTGCCTCGCCGAACTCAACGCATCCGACCACAAATGGATCAGCACCCGCGAACTCGTCAACCGCACCGGCTACAGCGCCGCCAGCATCAACACCACCCTCCGCGGGCTCGTGTCGAGCGGTGCTGTTGAACGGGCACAAGGCACCGCCGGCCGACCCGCCTACTGGCGCACACCCAAGATCGAAGTGGGGGTGACAGCGTGAGCTGCACCCACCCACTGACCACCACCAGGGTCGAAGGCCCGCACATCGCCGAACGCTGCACCGACTGCGACAGCTGGATCAGATGGGTGCCAAAAGCCGAAGCCGGCGTTGCCACCCGAAGCGTCACCAGCCGACCGGGCATCAAACCCAAAGTCCGAGCCCGAGTCCTCGACCGATTCAGCCACACATGCATGTCCTGCGGCGCAGCACCACCCGCCGTCATGCTCCAGGTCGACCACATCATCCCCGTCGACCTCGCCAAGCAGTACGGCGTCTACGACGAACTTATCGAGGACGACCTCAACCTCGCCCCGTTCTGCGAAGAGTGCAATCTCGGCAAGGGCGCCGAAGTGTTCACCGCACGCTCCATCCGGCTCATGCACCGCTGCCTCGTCGTGGCACACAAGAGGGACGACCGTTGACCGACACGCCGCTCGAGTACGCCCAACGCGGATGGCGAGTCATCCCCATCCCCGCCGGCAAGAAGTTCCCCGAAGGCATCAGCCGATGGCAGGAACGAGCCACCAACGACCCCGACCTCGTCGCCCAGTGGTGGACCGAACATCCCGACCACGGCGTCGGCATCGCCACCGGCCCCGCCACCGGACTATGGGTGCTTGATGTCGACGACTATGACTCGTACCGCGACCTCGAGAAGAACCACGCCCCGCTCCCCGACACTCTCACCGTCATCACCGGCAGCGGCGGGCTCCACTTCTATTACAAGTACCCCACCGACGGCACCGTCATCCGCAACAATGCCAGCACCCGACTCGGCCCCGGTTTGGATGTTAGGGGCGACGGCGGGTTCGTCGTCGCACCACCCAGCATCCACCCCAACGGGAAACAGTACGAGTACGACGCCGGCCAACCCGACGAGCCTGTCGACGCCCCCCAATGGCTCATCAACCTCGTCGCCGAACGCGCCCCCGACCCCACCCCCATCGACCGCGGGCTCCGCGTCGTCAACGACAGCGACCGACCCGGCGACCTCTACGCCGCCCAAGTCGACTGGGCCACCATCCTCCAGGCCGACGGCTGGACCCTCCACCACACCGACCGCAACGGCGAACGGTACTGGACACGACCCGGCAAAGACATCAGGGAAGGCGCATCAGCCACCACCGGATGGTCCCCAGCCGACAACCTCAAAGTGTTCACCAGCTCCATGCGCCACCACGGCCTCGAACCCGAAGAGTCGTACACCAAACTCGGCTACATCGCAGCGACACGCCACCACGGCGACCACAGCAGCGCAGCACGCACGTTGGCCGAATACGGGTTCAGGGCCGAGCCGAACACCGTAGAAACGCTCACAGCGCCACAGGGAGCGTCTGACGGCACATCCGAGCCGTTCAACCCGCTCGCCAAGTTCATCCTCAACTGGCCCGACTTCTGGGCAACCGACCACACCGCCACCGACTGGATCTGCGAACCACTCTTCGCCGCCGGCCGAGCCCACGCCCTGTACGCAGGCGCCAAAACCGGCAAAAGCTACCTCGTCCTCGCCGCCGTCGCAGCTCTCGCCACCGGCAAACCCTTCCTCGACAAGCCGTCAGGCGATCCCGTTGATGTGCTGTACGTCGACTACGAGATGACCCCCGACGACCTCCACGACCGCTTAGTTGAGTTCGGCTACGGGCCAGGCGACGACCTCACACACCTCCACTACGCACTACTGCCATCTCTGCCGCCGCTCGACACCGACCCAGGCGGGCTCGCCCTCACCTTCGCCGCACAAGCCTGCAACGCCCAATTCGTCGTCATCGACACCACCGGACGCGCCACCGAAGGCGACGAAAACGAGGCAGGCACCTTCCAAGCCTTCTACCGCCACACCGGCATGAGACTGAAGCAGCTCGGCATCGGCTGGGTACGCCTCGACCACGCCGGCAAGGATGCTGAGAAAGGCCAGCGAGGCTCATCAGCGAAGAACGACGACGTCGACATCGTGATGAAGCTGACGCGCACCGACACCGGAGTCGCCGTCGCAGCCACACACCGCCGCATGGGCTGGTACCCCGAATCGACCGTCATCGACATCGCAGAGGACGGCCACGGCCGCATGGTGTTCAACGGGACCAGGGGCGGCGCAGACAATAAGCCCTACGCCACCGGCACGGTCGCACTCGCCAAACAGCTCGACGACCTCGATGTGCCCCTTGAGATGTCCCGCAGGGCGGCGAGGACGATCCTCGTCGCACAGGGCATCGAAGCACGCAACACGGTCCTCGGTGACGCTCTCAGGTTCCGCCGAAACGCAGCCGAACACACTGTGGACATCCTTGTGGATAACCCCGTGGATAACTCGGGGACCACTGCGGGGACCACTCATCTCGGAAACAAGGCGGGGACCACTTCCGACGACACCCCGAAAACCCCTGAAACACAGGCGGGGACCACTCCGGGGACCACCGGGGACCACGGGACCGGGGTAAGTGGGGACCAGTGGTCCCCCCTAAGGGGGACCACGGTCCAAACCCCCACCCCCGACTACTCACACGTCGACTTCTAATGACGAACCAGGAGCATCCGTTGACCGATCTCGAGCAGCGTTACCGAAACCAGATCCACCAGATGTCCGAGCTGTACGACGAGATGAAGTCGCTGCGCGACTTCATGGTGGCGAACGGCGCCGGCACCTACACAGCGATCACCGCGACGTTGGGTGAGCATGAGGCTGACATCGCCGAACTCAAGGCTCGTTGCCGTGGATGACCTGACGATGCTCGACGAGGCACGCAGACGCCTCCCTGCCGCACGCACCGCCCTCGCCATCGCCATCGGCGACATGCCCTGCTCAGGGACGTCACAGGGCGGCTCAGGGACATCTGACCGCACCGGCCGCATCGCGCTCGGTGTCATCGAGGGTGTCGACACCGCCTGGACCGACAGTCGCGAACTCGACCGGCTCGAACGCATCATCATCGCCAAATGCAACAACCAGCAGTCGTGGACCTACCTGTTGCCGAGGGTGTTGGACATCGTCGACCGCTGGGCACCCGCCCCATCCCGCAAGCGGAAGCTTGACGACAACCTGCGTGCAGCAGCGTCCGACTTGTTGAACAAGTCGGAGGATCACGGCAACTGCCGGTCATGTGCCCGTGACCCCAAGTCATACACCGACCCGTTCCGACGTGGCCTCTGCGTCAACTGCTACCGACGCGTCGAACGCATCAACGAGCTGTACGTCGAACCCGTCGAGCTGCCCCCGGTCAACCTGGTCATCCTGTTCCGTGAGCGGGGCAAGGTCACCGACCGCGACATCCACAACGCCATGACAGGACAACCGAGGCGAGACTCATGAACGACGACATGCAAGATGCCATCGCACATCGGGCGCTCGAGCAGATATGGGAACTGATGGACGACTACCTGCGGGTGCTGTACGTCGGCGCCATCAGCATTGACCTACCCGACGGCTACGAGATAGAGGTCGAACCCGGTGATGACCGGCCCGGCACAGTGTGGATTAGATGGGCCGACGGTGTCGTCGTCTACGAGCTGGGGTGCGGGCAGACACCGGGGCCGTGGCGTCTCGACTGGTACTGGCGCAGGGAAGATGGGCCAGACCAGCGCACGCACATGAGGCGCGACAACGCCAACAGATACCCGTCGCTTACCGAGGCTGTGGCAGCGACGACACACATCCATCGCATTGCTTGACTTACTGTTCGGTGGCGCGTTACAGTCGTGTAGTTCGTCCGCAGTAGGCACAGCCGCTGCGGACGTTGCGCGTACTGGTGGTGTCTATGCCGGCGAAGAACAAGCGGCACTACAAGGGCAGCTACCAGCAAGACGCAGCACGACTCAGGGCGATGGCATACGCCAACCCCGACACACGCTGCGCCCGATGCGGGCTCACCCTTGACGCACGGCCCGGTGACACATGGGATGCCGGCCACGTCAACAGCGGCCAGGTCGGCGGACCCCTCCGACCCGAACACTCGAGCTGCAACCGCAGCGCCGGTGCCACCGAAGGCAACCTGCGACGACGACAAGCGGCACGCCTCACACCCACCCGCCGCTGGTGACCACGCTGAGTGACGACGATCGCTAGTTTCTAGGATCTCCACTGCACGACCATGACCCCGTTTCTTGACGGCCTCTCTCTAGTGCGGATCGCGGCCCGTAGCTTCATGCAACTTGGAGGCGTTTCGTAGTGTCTGCTACGCCTGATCTCACTCCGAGTGATGTTGTGGATCGGCGTGTCGAGCTGCTGCATCTGCATGACCAGTTGCGGTCGGCGATCGACAGCCTGGACACGCCGGCGTCGGCGTTGGCTGCGTTGTCGCGGGAGCTACGCACGGTGATGTCTGAGCTGGACGGGTTGAAGCCCGAGGAGGGGTCGATCCTTGACGATCTCGCCGCCCGACGTGATGCGCGAATCGCCGCCGCTCCTGCATCTGCCGCCCCACGTTCACAGCCTCGCCGCCGTGGACGAAGCACTGGATCTGCTTGACGCTGTTGGGATGACGTTGGATGCGGCGCAGGAGTTCACGCTCCGTGCGGCGCTCGGCGTGAGGTCCGATAACACTTGGGCGGCGTTCGAGGTGGCTGACATCCAGCCCCGCCAGAACGGCAAGGGCGAGACGATCCAGGCCCGTGAGGTTGCCGGCCTGTTCCACTTCGGTGAGAACCTGATAATCCACACGGCGCATGAGTTCCCGACGGCGAACGAAGCGTTCCTGCGGATGGTGTCGTTGATCGAGTCGTCGCCGGTGCTTGAGGCTCAGGTGCAGCGGATCAGGTTCGCGAATGGCGAGCAGGGCATCGAGTTGAAGTCGGGCGCGCGGTTGAAGTACCGGGCTCGTACCGGTGGTGCTGGTCGTGGTTTCGCTGGTGCGTCTCTTGTTGTGTATGACGAGGCGTATGCGTTGAAGGCGGAGCATGTGGCGGCGTCGTTGCCGACGTTGTCGACGCATCCGAATCCGCAGGTGTGGTATGCGTCGTCTGCTGGGCTGTCGGATTCGTCGGCGTTGTGGACGATCCGTAAGCGTGCCTTGTCGGGTGACGCCGGCCGTCTGGCGTATTGCGAGTGGACGGCTGAAAACGTGTCGCTGGACGCCGATGGTCGGGTGGTGTCGACGCCGATTGACGTGCGTGACCGTTCGCTGATCGCTGTCGCGAACCCTGCGTATCCGCATCGGATCTCGGCTGATTACATCGACGCCGAGCATGAGGCGATGGGCGACGAGAAGTTCGCCCGTGAACGTCTCGGTGTGTGGGACCCGTTGTTGTCGGATCAGGGTGGCGCTCCGGCGAAGTTGCCGGCGGTGGAGTGGGCGGACACGATCTGTGCCCCGCCGCACATCGAACCTGGCGCTGTGACGATCTCGTTCGGGGTTGACTGGGATGCCGGTTCGGCGTCGATCAGTGTTGGTGCTGGGACGATCGCCGAGCCCTACGTCGAGGTGATTGAGCATCGTCAGGGTGTCGGCTGGTTGCCGGGGCGCCTGGTCGAGTTGGTGGGGAAGTGGTCGCCGTTGGCGGTCGGGTTCTTCAACGCTGGTCCGACTGCGTCGCAGTTGGGGCCGGTCATGCAGGCGTTCCGAGACGCTGGCATCGACTCGGAACTACTCACACCTGTGGGTGTGTCTGACTACAGCGCCGCGTGTGGCGGGTTCTACGCCGATGTGATCGAGGGTCGGCTGCGCCGCCCTGACGGGCAGGGTCCGCTCGATGTCGCTGTGGCTGATGCTGCCGAGCATCGTGCTGGTGAGGGTTGGCGCTGGGATACCCGTAACGCCACTGTGCCGTTGTCGCCGCTTGAGGCGGTGACGGTCGCTCGAGCCTTGTTGCCGACCGAGGTGCCGTCTGTCGCCCCTGTGTTCGCTTACTGAGATGGCCGGAGGGTCGATGCATCGCAATGCTGTTGCCGCCTTCCTTCAGGCCGCTGGGATCGTCACCGCTATCGTCGCCGGGTTCACGATCTCGACGGCGTTGGGCGCGATCTGTGTCGGTGTGGGTGTGTTCCTGGTTGGTGTTGCTGTCGAGGACGACGCCTGATGTTCGGCGGTCTGTTGCGTCGTGAGGAGCGTGCGGTCACTTCGGGTGAGATTCTGTCGGCGATCAACGCCCGCAGGATGGGCTCGAAGGGGTTGTCGTCGTCGGTTGATGAGGGTACGGCGATGCGGCACAGCGCCGTGTGGGCGTGTGTCCGGTTGATCGCTGGTGTCGGTTCGACGTTGCCGATTGACCAGTTCCGCACGGTGGGCGATGTGAATGCGCCGATGCAGTTGGCGCAGGTGCTCGCTGACCCGTCGGTTGATGTGTCGCCGTCGGTGTGGCGCTATCAGATGTGGTCGTCGCTGCTGCTCGCCGGTAACGCCTACGGGCTGATTACCGAGTTCACTGCGTCGGGGTTCCCTCGTCGTATTGAGATTCTGTCGCCGGGGTCGGTGACGTGGCATGACGAGAACGGCCGCTGGGTCACGAAGCTGGAGAACCAGCCGATTGAGCGTTGGCCTGCTGGCCGTCTGTGGCACGCCCCGATGTTCGCTGCTCCTGGTCAGCCGTTCGGGTTGTCGCCGATCGGGTTCGCTGCGAAGTCGATCAACTCTGGGCTCGCTGCTGAGGATTTCGGCGGCGAGTTCTTCACTGGCGGCGGGCATCCGTCGTCAATCATCTACTCGGAACAGCAGCTCACCGCCGACCAGGCCGAGGGCGTCAAAGAGAAGTTCGTTGATGCCACCAGGGGCCGCGAGCCGGCGGTGTTCGGGTCGGGTTTGAAGCATGAGCAGATCCAGGTCAACCCGACCGATTCGCAGTTCTTGGACACGCAGCGGTTCACGGTTGAGCAGATCGCCCGCATCTACGGGGTGTTCCCCGAGATGATCGGGGCGGCGACCTCGGGCTCGAGTGTGACGTATGCGAATCGTGAGCAGCGTGCCGCCGATTGGCTCACATACGGGCTGGTTCCGTACCTGGTGCCTGTCGAGGAGTCGCTGTCGTTGCTGATTCCCCGCCCGCAGCGGGTGAAGGCGAACGTGTCGGCCGTGCTTCGCTCCGATCTGAAGTCGCGGTACGAGTCGTATGAGATCGCTGCCCGTATCGGCACCTTGTCGGGCACGCCGCTGCTGACGACGAACGAAATGCGTGACCTCGAGGATCTGCCGCCTGTTGATGGTGGCGACGAGTTCGACACACCTGACTCTGGCAGCGACATGCCGGACGATCCCCCTACTGACGCCGTCCCGTCTCCACCGGAGAACCCATGACCGATTACCGACGCACCGACGAAGGTGTCGAGACGCCTGAGCGTGAGCTGCGGACCGTGTCGGCCACGGGCCTCGAGCTGCGCGCTGAGGACGGCAAGCCGCCGACCCTGTCCGGCTACGCCCTGGTGTACGAGAACCGCTACGACATCGGTGGTGGCCCCGAGAACGGTGGCTTCACCGAGACGATCGCCAGGGGTGCGGCTGCGAAGTCGGCCCGCGAGGCCGATGTGCGGCTGCTGGTGAATCACACGGGTGTGCCGCTGGCCCGGTCGAAGTCGGGCACGCTTCGCCTGGAGTCGGATGACATCGGGCTGCGGGTCGACGCCGAACTCGACCCGGCCAACCCTGCGGTCGCCGAGCTGCGGTCGGCGATGAGTCGCGGTGATCTGGATGCGATGTCGTTCGCGTTCAAGGCTGTGCGCCAGTCGTTCGACACCAAGACCGAAGTCCGCACGATCAACGAACTGAAGCTGTACGACGTGTCTGTGGTGACGTTCCCGGCGAACCCGGCGACTGTCGCTCAGATGCGTACCGACGAGCCCGCAGGCGTGACGCCGCCGGCTGGTCGTTCCCTCGCGCTGGCTCGTCGCCAGCTCGAACTCATCAGCCACGGCTGATCCCCCCACCGCGCCGAACAGCACGCCGCGACGCACGCCGGACCCCTGTCGGGGCACCACCTGCGCCGCACCTGCATTCACCCGAGTGGACCCCCAACCCATCTTCTGAACCCTGGAGGTTCCCACCATGTTGGAGCAGATCCGCTCCCTGATCGCCGCCGCTCTCAACGAGCGCGAAGCGGCAGACGAAGCAGTGCAGGCCATCCTCGCATCCGTCGAGACTGAGGGCCGTTCCGAGCTGACCGACGCCGAGACGGCCGAGTTCGACGAGAAGCGTTCCGCCCTGAAGGGCATCGACGAGCGCATCGCCGAGCTGCGTCAGCGCGAGGCCGATCTGGCTGAGCTGGAGGAGTCCCGGTCCGCTGCGGACGCCACCCGCAAGGCGCTCGGCGTGACCACCACCGCTGTGCAGGTCAAGTCCGAGGAGCGCACCTACCGCGCCGACGGCAACCACGACTTCATCGCGGATGCGTTCCGTGCCGAGTTCGCTTCGGACTACGAGGCCCGTGACCGCATCCAGCGTTCACAGGCCGAGGTCAAGGCTGAGTACCGGTCGACCACGGGCAACTTCGGTGGCCTTGTTGTTCCCCAGTATCTGACCTCGCAGTTCGCTCCGATCCTGCGTGCCGGTCGCCCGTTCCTGGACGCGGTCAGCTCGCTGCCGCTGCCCGGTGACGGCATGACCATCACCGTGCCGCGTGGCAACACTGGCGTGTCGGTCGCTGCTCAGGAGACGCAGAACACTGCGGTCAGCAACACGACCTACGCCGAGACTGACCTGACCGTGCCGGTGCGTACCTACGCCGGCCAGCAGGTTGTGTCCCGCCAGTCGATCGACCGTGGCACCGGGATCGGTGAGATCCTGATGGCCGACCTCGTGTCTGCCTACGCCACCAAGCTCGACTCCGACGCCCTGAACGGTGCCGGCACTGCGGGCACTCACTTCGGCGTCATCAACACGACGTCGGTGCAGACCGCTGCGTGGACCGGCACGACTGGCGCTTCGCTGGTGACCGCGATCCACAACGGGATCGGCAAGGTCAACGCCAGCCGCCTGGCTGCTGCGGACCTCATCGTCATGCATCCGCGCCGTTGGGCCTGGCTGTGCGCACAGTCCGACACTGCTGGCCGCCCGCTGGTGAACATCAACGGGTACAACGGGCAGAACCAGGTCGGCGATGGTGTCGCTGCGGGGCTCAACTCCGTGGGCGACATCGCCGGTGTGCCGGTCATCTCCGACGCGAACGTGCCGATCGTTCTCGGCGCGAGCACCGACGAGGACCGGATCATCATCACCCGTCGCGCTGACAACCTCCTGATGGAGGATGCGGGCGCTCCGATGGGTCTGCGTTTCGAGGAAGTTCTCGGTGCGTCGCTGTCGGTGAACATGGTGCTGTTCGGCTACTCGGCGTTCACCTCGGGTCGGTACCCGGTCGCTTCGTGCGTCCTTCAGGGCACCGGCTTCAAGCAGGTCTTGAGCTGACCCGCTGACCCTTCGCGGGGACTGCGTTCGCTTGACGGCTCGAGCGCAGTCCCCGCACTGCCGTCACCTCCGTCGTCCGCCGTCATTGGAGTCGTCATGCCGTCACTAGAAGATGATCTGCCCGGCCAGGTGTTGATGGCGTTCCCCTCGACGGGGCACGACATCTCGACCCGGTTTCTGCGTTCGCTTGTCGAGTTGCAGGCGTGGGACAGGGTGCGGGCGTTGCAGGTGTGGGAAGCGGCCGGCGAGCCGGAGTCCCCGAACCCGCTCGACCTGTGCCTGCTCCACAACTACGTCGCTGTTGAGGCGACAGCGAACTTGGCGAAGGCCCGTAACCGGCTGGTCGACGAGTTCCTGCATAACGAGTCGTACCAAGCTTGTTCCTGGCTCTGGTTCTGCGACACGGACATGGTTTTCGAGCCCGACCTGTTGCACCGGCTGGTCGCCCGTGCGATCCAGATGGACGTCAAGATGCTCGGCGCTCTCTGTGTGATCGTGACGGCTGACGGCCCGGTGCCGACGCTGTTCATCCCTGACGAAGATTCGATCACGCAGGTGATGTTGGATTGGCAGCCCGATCAGGTGGTGCAGCTCGCTGCGACCGGCACCGGTTGTCTCCTCGTTCATCGTGACGTGCTGCAGGACATGTTTGAGCAGCGTGGCCGGTCGAAGAACTGCTGGTTCGGGTTCGATGTCCGCACCGGCGAGTCCGGTTTGGAGTGGGCGTTGGGTGAGGACGTGTCGTTCTGCCTGCGTGCCGCCGAAGCCGGACACAACGTGTACGTCGACACGACCGCCCATGTCGGGCATCACAAGGGTCCGAAGGTGTGGTGGCCGTCGTCCACGAAGGACACGCCAGCGACGCTCGAGACTCGTCTGACGGACGAGAACAGTCATGCGTGACTTCGCTGAGAATCTGCGCCGGCGGATCCCTGGTGCGTTGTCGGTCGCTGAGTGTGTGAGGTTGGGCGAGGTTGCTTCGGCGACCACGTCGTCTCGGGCGCTCGAGGTTGGTCATTACCTCGGCTTGTCGACCGCAGTGCTGCTCACTTCGCTGCCCGCTGGCTGCGAGCTGGTGACTGTCGATCACCATCAGGGTGATGCCTGGTCGGGTGGCACGTTGTTCGGCACGTTCTTGGAGAACGTCGCTCCGTACATCGGTGACCCTCGGTTGTTCTCTGCGGTCAACGAGGATATGCGGACGGCGCTGCCTCAGTTGGACGGCACGTTCGGATTCTGTTTCTACGACGCCGATCACACTGCTGAGGCTGTCGCAGACTTCTGGCAGCTCGCCGCACCACTACTCGACGAGTCCTGCACGTTGGTGTTTGACGACGCCGATTGGGTGGAGCAGTCGACGTTGCGTGGGCTCGCTGAGGCCGACGGGTTCGTCGTAGTCACCGACCGCGAGTTCTACCGTCCGTCCGGCGACAAGCACGACCCTGCGACGTACACCCTCGAGGTGATGCGTCGTGGGTAGGTTCGGTCCTGACGCCGCCCGCTACATCCTCGCCGGTCACGGCAAGCCGGTGGCGAAGCCGTTTAACCTGCGGGTGCTGCTCCCGGCGGTCTGTGGCGCTGATGTGAAGCTGTGGTCGATCGTGTGGTGGGCGTCGTGGCCGACCGCTGCGTTGGGCATGGTGTGGTGGGGGTTCGAGGCTGGCCTGGTGTGGCGGCAGATGCTCGCCGCCCCGGTTCTGCTGTTGGCCCTGGCGGGCGTGTGGGGACCGCACGTTGTCCGTCCCGTCGGCGTGGATCTGCCCGCCATGGCCGTGTCGATCGTCGCTGTGGCGGCGTTGGAGGCGGGCTGGTGGCCGTTGGCGGTGGTGCTGGTTCTGATCGCTGCGTCGATCAAGGAATCGTCGCCGGTGTGGGCTGCGTTGTGGGCGTGGCATCCGATCTTGCTGGTCGGTGTTGTGGTCCCTTTGGTGGTTGGGTTGTGGCGTCGACCGACGCTTGACGAGGTCACGCAGAACCCGGTGCTGAAACGGGTCCACGACCATCCGATCCGCTCGGCAATGGAGCATCACGCCGGCAAGTGGCGTGACCCCCGCATGGTCGTCCAGTGGGGTGCCTGTCTCGCAGCGTTCGTCAACCCGTCCATGCGAGTCGTCGCCGTGACGGTTGTGGCGTACGCCCAACTGTTCGTCGCGACCGACACCTACAGGTTGATCCACACCGCTGCTGGGCCTGCTCTGGCGTTCGCTGCGGTGCAGGTGATACCGGTGCCCTGGCTCGCCCTGGCGTGCGCTGCGTCGGCCGTGTGGTGGCTCCAACCGGAGTACCAGTGATCCCGCTGACGATCGTCACTGCGACCGTTGAGGAACGACGCCCGATGCTCCACGAGCTCGGCCAGTCGATCGCCCGTCAGACCGAACGTGTCTACGGCTGGGACGTCAAGACCGATTTCGATCGTGTCGGCCCCGCCAAGATCATCAACGAGCTGGTCGCCAACGTTGACACGCCGTGGGTGTTTCGGTGTGACGACGACGACCTGTTCGACTCCAACCACTTCGCGACGATCGGCGAGTACCTGAACGGCGATTTCGACATCGTCTACACCTGGCCCCGTGTTGACCCTCCCGGCTGGATCGGTGTCGACGGGCTCCAGGTTGTGATGCCGATGGAACGCATCCACGACATCAACTGGATCGCCTCCGCCGCTGCGGTCAAGACGGAGCTGTGGGATCACCTCGGCGGGTACCGCGATGTGCATAACGAGGACCACGACTTGTGGCAGCGGGCTGTGACTGCGGGCGCCAAGTTCCTCTGCATACCCAAGATCACATGGACGTATCGGCTGGGTGACTGGCCCCACCTGAGCCAACCGGAGGACACCGAGTGACGATCACCGACGGCTACCTCACGGCGCAGGAAGCCTCCGCGTACATCGGACGCCAGTACCCCGACGGTTCCGGCATCCTCGACGATGTCGTGACCGCGGTGTCACGCATGATCGACCAGCACTGCGGACGACACTTCTACCGTGACGGCACCGTGTCGGTCCCGGTTGCACGGGTGTTCGAGGTTGACGACGTCAACGAGCTGGAGCTGGGTACGTTCAACGACCTCGTCTCCATCACGACGCTCAAGACTGACGACGACGGCGACGGCGTCTACGAGACGACCCTGTCTGCGTCGACGTACCAGTTGTGCCCCGTCAACGCAGCGTCACGCGGTGCCTACTCGCAGCCGTACACCGAGATCGACCTGTTGAACGGGACAACGTTCCCGTATGCGGTGCCGTCGGGACGCGAGTATCTGATCCAGGTCACCGGGGTGTGGGGCTGGCCCGCCGTCCCGGTCGAGGTGAAGCAGGCTGCCCGCATCCTCATCGCTGAGGTCGCCAAGTTGCAGGACGCCCCGCTGGGTGTCGCCGGTCAGTCCGAGTTCGGTGTGTTCCGTGTGCCGTCGCAGATGCCGCCGGTTGCCCGCCGCATGTTGTCGCCGCTGGTGCATCCGGCGCATGTGGGGCTCGGCTAGTGGCGACGAACCGTGTGATCCGCACGGCGATCTTCGACGCCCTGGTCGATGTGCCTGGCGTGAACCGGTACATGTATCCCGAGGACTCGATTCAGGTGCCGGCGGCTGTCGTCGCAGGGTTTGACATCGAACAGTCGATCCTCGGCGGTGGCCGCACCACCACGGCCCGAGTGCTGGTAGCGGTGTCGCGGTCGCATGTGTCGCAGCTCGAGGTGTTGGACGAACTGCTCGACGAGACGGGCGCCCAGTCGGTGGTAGCTGCGATCAACGATCGTGTCGACGCCGACGACGTGTCGCTGTCAGTGTCGTCGGTGGGTAGTTATGGGCCGATCGAGTGGGGCGACGTCGTCTACTACGGCGCTGTCATCACTGTCGCTGTGTGGACCTGATGGGCACCTCGAACAGCGTCGATGAATTCGCCAAGAAGATGGTCGGCTGCGGGGCGAGCATCGCTTCCAACACCGAAAAGGGTGTGAAGCAAATGGCCGACGTTTACAAAGCGTCGGCACTTGCCGAGGGCAGCAAGGACTCAGGCGGCGACCTCATCATGTCGCGCTGGGGTCGCCGTAAGGGCGGCACCAAGATCGGCGTGGGTTACGAACTGAGCGGGAGCGGCGCCAACTTTGAGGCGTTGATGCGGCCCCGGCCTGCGGGCATCTGGGCGACGCTTGAGCGTGGCGCGAAGCCGCACCTGATCGTGCCTGGTCTGACTCGCCGTCAGGGGCAAGCACTAACGCTGTTCTCCGTGATGGCCGGTCAGGGCGGCAACCTGGACGGCTACGACATCGGCGCCCTGGCGTCGAGTGCGCGAGGTAACCGCAACAACCGTGGCGGGCGGCGCCGTAAGCCGATGCTGAACGTCGGCGGCAACGTCCGACCCTACGTCCGTCACCCCGGCACGTCACCGAAGAACACATGGTCGAAAGCCATCAAGCGTGGCGACAAGGCGGCGCCGCTGACAATGCGCCGCGTGCAGGTGTTCGGGTTGATCAAAGAACTGGGGCCATGAGGGCACTCGTCGTCCACCCAGGGCCGGAATACTCCGTCAGCGATGTGCACAGAGGCGTCTGTCGAGGTTTGCGTGACGTCGGGCTCGACGTTGCCGAATACAACCTGCACGACCGGCTCAATTTCTTCGCCCGAGCGCATCTGCGTGACGAGGCTGGCGAGTTCACGAAGGCGTTGCAGGAGGACGAGGCGATCCACCTCGCTGCTGCCGGTCTGAAGCAGGCGTGTTACGACTGGTGGCCGGATCTGGTCGTCATCATCTCAGGGTTCTTCATCCACGCTCTGCTCGCTGAGATCATGCGGGCACGCGGACACAAGGTCGTCATGTGGATGACCGAATCGCCGTATGAGGATGAGCGGCAGCTTGAGCAGGCTGACGGTGTCGACGCTGTCGTGTTGAACGACCCGACGAACATCGACCAGTTCCTCGCAGCGAACCCGAACACGATCTACTTGCCGCACTGCTACGACCCCGACCTCCACTACCCCGGTGCGTCGGACTTCGACGCCGACTGCGTGTTTGTCGGTACGGGGTTCCCTGGTCGTGTCGAGTTCATGCGCCAGGTCGACTGGTCGGGCATCGACTTGGGTTTGGCTGGTAACTGGCGGCACGTCCCCGACGACCTCGCCAAGTTCGTTGTGCATGACCTTGAGGACTGCATGCCGGGTGAACGCACACCGGACCTGTACCGAGGGTCGCGTACATCCTTCAACTTGTATCGCACCGAAGCCCAACGCGACGACCTGTTGGAGGGTTGGGCGATGGGTCCACGCGAGGTGGAGTTGGCGGCGTGTGGTACTTGGTTTGCCCGCCAGTCTCGCCCCGAGGGCGACGAACTGTTTCCGATGCTCCCGATCTTTGAGACGCCTGACGAGTTGGGCGACCTGATCCGGTGGGCGATCGCGAATCCCGACAAGCGGCATGAGACCGCTGAGAACGCTCGAGCTGCGGTCGCTGATCGCACGTTCGACGTGAATGCCAAGCGGCTGCTGTCACTGCTCGGCGTCTGACCAACAAGCAGGGCGTGACGCCCGAAACTCATTAGGAGCACATGATGGCTACCCCCATTTCCGGGCGTAAGGGCCGGCTGTACGCCGACACCAGTTCCGGTGCCAACGGCAACGCGAAGCCGATCGCGAACCTGAACAGCTGGAGCATCAGCCAGGCCACGGACCGCACTGAGGTCACCGCGTTCGGTGACACCACCAAGACCTACATCGCGGGCCTCAGGGACGCATCGGGTGACTTCGGTGGGTTCCACGACACCGACGGCGAGCTCTACAACGCGACCGACGGCGAAGCCCGCAAGTTCTACCTGTACGAGACGACCGACACCGCGACCAAGTACTGGTACGGGACGGCGACGTTCGACATCACCACCAACGGCACCGTCGGTGGCGCTGTCGAGGTGTCCGGCTCTTGGGCCGCTTCCTCGTCCGTCACCCGCGTCGGCTGACAGGAGTAACACACCATGCCGTTTGCCGTCACTACCCCTGCGGGGCACGTCGTCCGTCTGGACGACGTGCCCCTGTCAGACCTCCACAAGATCGCCGTCGACGCCGGCCTCGACACGTGGGCGAAGCTGCTCACCGAACCGTTGCGCCAGGGCGCGGCGGCTGAGGCGGTGTACCGGTTCTGTTGCGAGCTCGAGGGTGACACGCCACCGGAGAAGATCACTCCGAAGTTGATCGTCGCGGCGTTCAACTGGGTCGAGGACGACCTACCGGAGACATACCAAGGTGGCCTCCCTTTGGAGGAGGGCGCCCCGGAGACAAGTGGGTCGTCTGGTGCGCCGAGCGATTCCACTGGCCCCCCAGCGTCACCCGAAGCCTCACCGTTCGAGAACTAACCCTTCTCAACCAGTCCGCCGAATCGAACCGATAGAGGGGTCCTGAGTGGCGCTCACCGAGAAGCTGCAGATCCTTATTACCGCGGACGGACGCGCGGCGCAGCAGGAGTTCAACAAGGTCGGCGCCGCGGCCGAGAAGAACCTCGTCAAGACCGACGACCGCCTGCAGCAGCTCTCCGGGCAGATGGTGTCGTTCGGCGCGACCACCCTCGTCGCTGGCGGTGTCGCCGCAGCGGGGCTCTACAAGTTGGCTCAGGCTGCGGGCGACCTCAGTGAGTCGCAGAACAAAGCGAACGTCGTGCTTGGCACCGAGGGTGCCGCGGCGCTCGAGCAGTTCGCTCAGGGTGCCGCTACGGCGGCTGGTCTTTCAGAACGCGCCGCTATTGATGCGGGCGCTTCATTTGCTGTGTTCGGCAAGTCCGCGGGCCTCTCGGGCCAAGGGCTTGCCGATTTTTCTATTGAGCTGACACAGCTCGCCGGCGACCTGGCGTCGTTCTCAAACACGACAACGGACGAGGCGATCACTGCGATCGGTGCGGCGTTGCGGGGCGAGTCGGAGCCGATCCGCCAGTACGGCGTCCTGTTGGATGATGCGACGCTGAAGGCTGAAGCCCTGTCGATGGGGATCTACAACGGCACCGGGTCGTTGACTCAGCAGCAGCGTGTCCTGGCGGCGCAGGCGCAGATCCTGAAGCAGACATCGGACGCCCAAGGGGATTTCGGTCGCACGTCGGACGGGCTCGCTAACCAGCAGCGCATCCTTGCCGCCGAGTTTGAGAACACGAAGGCGTCGATCGGTGAGGCGTTGCTGCCGACGTTCCAGACGTTGGTCGGCTCGCTGTCGGATGTGGCGGGGGCGTTCAACGCTCTGCCGCAGGGCACGCAGACTGCGATCGGTCAGGTTGCTGGTGTTGGTACCGCTGCGACGATCGCCGTTGGTGGCTTGTCGCTGCTGGCCGGCGGTGCGATCAAAGCGGTCGGCGCGATGCGCGACCTTGGCGCCGCCGGACGTGTCTTGTCGACCACGCTCAAGGGTGGCATCCCGCTTGCCGTTGCGTTCGGTTTGACTGAGGTGGCATCGGGCGTCATCAACGACATCACAGGCAACACCGAACGACTCAACGTCGCGATGGGTGAGTTGCAAGCCAATCTGAGCAGCTCGGCCCCGGCGCTCGCCGATTTCTTTGCAGCAGCCAACACCGAGAAGCTGTCAGCGAACCCGTTTACTTTGGCAAGGCAGTTGATCGAGGACGGTCTACGCGGCGACGCCGAACTCGCGAACGGCACAGAGGTCAGTTTCCGCAACATCGAACGGGTCATCAACGACACCGCTGCGAGCGGCGTTGGTGCGTTGCAGGAGTTGGAAGATCAGCTCGAGCAGGAACGTTCGGGGATCAATCGAAACAGCCAAGCGTGGGATGACTACGGGACGATCCTTGACCTGGTTCAGGCGAAGCAGGCCGAGTTCGAGACGGGTGATCTTGGTCGTGGAGTTGGCGCAGCTGTTGCTAGGGCGAACGGTGCGATTGAGGGCACGGGCGACGCTGCTGACGGGTCGACCGGATCGGTTGACGAGTTCGGCAACGAGGTTGACGACGCGAAGGAAGCGGCCGACGCGCTCAAGGCGACGCTGACGAAGTTGTCGTCGGTGCAGAAGTTGTCGAACCTGCAGTTCGATGTTGGGGCGAAGCGTGCTGAGGCGTTCGGCGAGTCGATTGAGCGGTCGACGAACGCTGATGATCTGTTGGGTGCTGCAGTTGGTGCCGGTAAGGCGTTGCGCGGGTTGCGTGAGCAGTTGGGTTTGATCCCGAAGGAAGCGGACAAGGCCGAGGAATCGTCGGACGAGGCGACCAAGACGCTTGAGCGGTTGGCGGACGCTGCATCTGCTGCTGATCCGGCGGTGTCTGATCTTGGTATCGCGATGGATGCGGCGTCGGCTGGTGCTGATGCGTTCAACAAGTCGCTGTCGTCGGCATCTGGGCTGGGTTCGCAGTTGGACGCTGCGGTTGATCTTGGGTCGGCGTTCAGGGATCTTGACAGGTCGGCTCGCCGTCTGCCGAAGTCGATCGACTTGACGAAGATCGCTTTGGGCGAGTTGCGGCCGAGCCAGATGGACGCGATCGCCGATCTGCGGGCGTTGGGTGCGGCGTCGACGGACTATCTGACTGCGATGCTCAAGACGGGCGCGACGATGGATGAGGTTCGCGGCCAGGCCGGACTGTTCAGGGCCGAACTGGTCGAGCAGTTGCGGCAGGCGGGGCTGTCCGAAGAGGCGATCACGCAGTATGTCGAGGCTGCCGGGTTGGCACCGGAGCAGATCGAAACAGCGATCAAGCTCAGCGGGATCGAGTCGTCCCGGTTCAAGCTCAACGCCTACCTGTCGCTGTTGGAGGGCAAGATCCCGCCCGAGGTCGCGACGTCGGTCATCGCCCAGATCGAAGCGGGCGACCTTGAGGGTGCGGCGACGACGCTGAAGAACTTCTCCAAGACGAACCCTGTCGACATCGATTTCACGCCGAAGGGTGTGCCGGAGTTGGATGAGGCGGTCGGCAAGATCACCGACCTGCCGAGGGTGTACGACCCGCTGATCGCTGCGACGGGCGGCTATTCCGAAGCGACTCTGGATGCGTTGGACGCGGTGTTGGGGTTGGGTGACGCGTACAAGGACACGTTGTCGGAGTTGGCGTCGACTGAGCCGCAGAAGGCGATCACATTCGCAGAGCAGATGCGCGAACAGTTCGCCCGCACTGTCGAAGGGCTCAACCTGACCGAAGCCGAACTGGAGTCGTACTACGAGCTGCTCGGTATCGCGAAGCCGCAGGTTGAGACTGCGGTGAAGATCAGTATCAGCGAGGCTGAGCTGTTCGCCCTGACGACGACGATCGAACTGTTGACGGGCTTGGACCAACTGTCGCCCGAGGTTCAGGTCAGGATTTCTGACGCTCTCCTGAAGGGTGACTATGAGGAGGTGCGTCGGCTGCTCGAGACGCCGGTCGAGGTAGCGGTGTACGGCGACACCGCCCCCGGTATCGCAGCGGTGGGCGAGTGGCGGTTGAACGAGCAAGGCAACCCGGTGTTCATCCCGGCGACCGCCGACTCGAACCCTGCGGCGCAAGCGATCGGTATCTGGCGGCTCAACGAGGAAGGCGACCCCGTCCTCGTCCCTGCTGATGTGAACACTGTGCCGACGACTGAGCAGCTCCGCATCTGGCGCGAGCAGGAAGAGGCCAAGGACACCACGCTCCCGGTCGGGATCGACGACAGCGAGGCTCGCTCCGAGGCCGCAGCCCTGTTCTTCGACATTGGGCGGTTGGCGCCGATCATGCGGGTGGGGATCGAGTTCGCTGTCAACGCTGGCGGAGCTTTCGGCGACGCAGTGAAGGACGGCGCCGATCGGTTTGCTGGTTTGGTGGCAGGCGGGATTGACGGACGCCTCCAACCCGTCCCTGCGGTCGGTGGACGCGACGGCAACATCTACACGCCGTTCGCGAAGGGTGGCCGGTTCCCCGCAGGTCAGAACGCTTTGGTGGGCGAGGAGGGGCCGGAGCTGGTGACGTTCGGCGCTGCGGGCTCTGTGTTGCCGGCTGGTCCGACGGCGCAGTTGATGCAGCCGACCGCGTCGCTCGGTAGCGACAAGGGCCAGGCCGAACTGTTGGCAGCGTTGCGTGATCTGGCAGCGGCGCAGGCGCAGGCTGCGGGCGATCAGATCACCGTGAACGGCGCTGTCGACCCTGTCGTCACCGCCGAGGAGATTGTGCGGGTCAAGCAGGCGAACCGATTCTTGGCGGGCAGATGAGCTTCACACTTGACACGACCATCGCGTTCCCGACAGCGAACAACGCGATCATTGTCCGTAACGAGTACGTCTTGTGGTCGGCGGGTTCGCAGACCGGTTCTGATGTGCAGTTGGCGGGTGTGAACGGGTCGCTCGCACGACCCCGGTTCCTCACCGCCACCACGCACACGTTGCAGCTCGTCATCTCCGGCAAGGTCAGGGTGTCGGGTTCGGCAACGACGAACGCTGCGAACCTGGCGGCGAACATCGAGTATCTACGCGAGACGGTGTGTGTCCCGGTGGCGTCGAGCAGCGGGACGCGGACGATTTCGGTGACGATGCCGTCCGGTATCACAACGCTCACCGGGTCGGTCCATGTCGGAAACCTGCGTTTCGGTGAAGTGGTCCCGAACGCCAAGTGGGCGTTGGCGACGATGGACATCAACATCCCTGCGGGCGAGCTCACCTGATGGCGCTGCCCGTTGAGGTGAAGGTGTACGAGGAGGACAACACCACGCTGGTGTGTTCGTTGAACGTCAACGCTGTGACTCCGGCGAACGCCCGCCAGGTGCGTGACGTGTCGGGTGTGACCCAGTTGGACGACACCGGCAACGGCAAAGTCGTTGTCGATTACGACCACCCGCAGGTCGCGCAACTCGTTGACGGCCGGTACATCCGCGTGATTGAGGGTGGTCGGACGCCGTTGGCGTTTCGTATCGACAAGCGCGAGGACGTCGCGGTCCCCGGTCAGGGCAACAGCGACAAGGACAGGGTCGTCACCGTGTCCGGTAAGGGTCCGCGGGACATCCTGAAGTTGGGTCGTGTCCTGCCGTGGATGGATGTCGGGTCGAACCCGTTGTCGAGGCGCCGCCGGTTTGACTGGTCGTCACCGCAGTTGGACACGACTGACTGGGGTCCGATCTACGACCAACTCCGTCTCACATCGGAGCCCGGCAAGCCGTTCGGTATCCCGAGCCTGTTCCGCACGAAGTGGATCGCCGGCGAGGTTGAGGCGACGTCGATGACGATCGGTGACTGCTGTTACCGCCGCGAGTTCACGCTCGCGTCCGCAGCGACGGTGTCGTTCTTCTCGAGCTGGGATGACGGCGGGAAGCAGTGTTTGCAGGGCGTCGAACTGCAGGATGTGACGCAGGTGTTCCCGGGCAAGGTGTGGCACACGCCGTACCGTGCCGCGGTCGCGTTGGACGCCGGGACGTACACGTTTGCGTTGCGTTGCACGAACGATGGCGGCAAGACCGGTGTCATCACGGATGCGTGGACGACGACCGAAGACGGGATCATCGACCAGGTGTT